AATCGTTTTGCGCTTTCTTTAATGGATCAGTTTCAGGCTGCTCGTCTTCGCTGTCCTTGAAATAGTTCATGCGTAAGCCTTGAAGCTTAAGGTCTGTTGTATCCATTTGCCGGTAAACACGCGAGGCTTTAGTCCCCGGCTCTTCCGTACCGCCCATAATTTTTTCGATCATTTCATATTGGTCAAGCTCTAGCTGATAAGAGTTTTGAGTGTATTCACTAGGCTGGAATTTCCCGCCTTCGTAGAAAAGGCGGTTGATGTATTTCTGCTCGTAGGGATATAAGTCTTCGTAACTCTCTCCTACTATCTCTCGCGAGAGATCGTCTTTATCCGGGTATACGTTTACATTTAACCCGCCAACAGCGCCAGCTCCAAGCAAAGCTAGTGTTGGACCGCCATCCAATTCTCTGGAAGCTTCTATAATTTGTTGGGTCATCAAAGGCAAGAAGTCTTCTATGTCCATAGACTGCCCCGGAATAAACATATCTCTTCCAGTTACTTCTTCTCCAAAGTAATTATTCCCTGAAATCAGTCCAGTCACAGAGGCTCCAAGAGGACTTAACTTAGCTCTCATAAAGTTACCTATCTGACGACCAACATCTGCTTCAAACTCTGTCCCAGTCGTGGTAACTTCTTTTCTTGCAGTAGATCCGTAGGCAGCCCTTGCTATGAACCTCCAGACAGAGCCAAGTCCCATCGTAAGATCTATATTTATTTTGCCTGAACCTTGCTCACCAGATACAAAGTTTGTTCCCTCGTTGGATGCCTTTAAGAAGCTAGACTTTCTCCAGTCTGTCTCAACCCTGAACCCGTTAAGGTAAAGCAATGTGCTGATACCCCCAAGAACCCCGAAGGTACGAGTTAAGTCTTGGGCTATCTGCTTACTTGCATACATTCCTTTTCCAGCCTTCGCTTCTTTACCTACAGTTTTTACCACTGTGTATGGAACCTGTACTCTGGATACCATCCATCGGGGAGCAAGAAGCACACTAGCTAGTTCTGGAGCCATGTTTGAAAGCTTGCCAAGATCTCCCCTGCCCGTAGCTTTATTTAAGAAATCTGCATAGTTTTTAATGGCTGCATCTCTTGCAGCATCATCAATCCCGCTCTTGACAAGTTTGGCGTTAAAGTCCCTGAGCATCGAATACCGCATCTTATTAAGGTATAAGTTATGGAACCTTTCACCTGATTTGAACGGGTAAGCTATCCCCTTACCTAAGGTTGTAGCGCCTGTTTTTTTAAGTACCTTGCCTGTTCCTCTGATAAATTTTTCTCTCTTTGTAAACGCATCAGCGGTGTTGTTTACACCAGCCATCCTAAAGACATTAAACATAAACCCTTCCTCTCTTTTAGAGAGGGGACCGTCTAACTCCGAAATGAAGATACCTGTCTTTGTTGTTAGGTAATCAAAGTCAGGATCTCGTTTTATCTGATCCATCTGAGCTTTGTAGTTACCCTCGCTAAGCGTTCCCTTTAAGGACTTGCCTAGATCTACGAACCCACCTTTTGTGGTAAACCTTCCAAGCAGCAAGCCTCCCTGATTGAAGATTGCTCCTGCATCAATGGAAAGGAGTAGCTGTCTGGGAATGTTAAAGAACGTAATAAGAATCCCCCGAACAATCTGCGCTCTTGTCAGGGGGGATTCATTGCGGAGAACTGTGTCCAAGCCAAGTGCTTGCTCTACTAGGTTTTGCTCCCTAGGCGTAAGACCTTCTGCTCGCTCCAGTTTTCTCGTGCCAGCCATACCGCCAAGTGCAGGGGCTTGTTTAAATACTAGCGTTTCTTCTGCGCTTCCAACCGGAGCTGTGTCAACGCCAAGAAATTTATTAATTGCCCTTGTGAAGTCTCTTCGATCCATAACTTTACTTGGGTATAACTCTTGAAGTTTTACGGTTCCGTGGTCTATTAAAGCCTGAACTTCTACAGGGTGCATCTCGATCGGCTTATAACCAGACTTAACTGATTCTGACAACCTGAAAGCTATCATGCTTTGTTTGTCGAGTTCTGCCTGAGTTATTTTATTTGCTGCAAAATCTTCTTCGGCTTTGTGCATCATTGCAGCAGATTTTTGTCTAGCCTTTTTTATATCTGCTTCTCGTGCCTTAAGGTACTGGCGATAATCCCTGTTCTTAAGTTTCTCGCCAATTCGTTCTGATACAGATTCAGCTAATACCCTTTTACCTTCTGGTGTAATTTCTCCAGTAACAGTCCTGAACTCTCCGGTCGTATCCGTAAGGACGCTATCGAGAAGCTCTTTGTTTATTGGCTTTCTAATACCAGTACCAAAGTAGTCCTCGTACTTGAAGCTACTAGGGACAATGTTTTTACCGTCTGTCTTCCCTGTGTTTATAACCTGTCCGGCTTCAGTTTTCTTTTGAACATCTAATATCTCAGCCGTTGCTCTCGCAGGATTTTCTACTGCTCTAGGGTTAGCTCCAATGTTCTGCTCATCCAGTTGTTTACGCATCTGGTTCAAGCCTTCATTAAACCTGTCTACCCCAGAGTTAACTTCATTGCCGAAACGAGATTTCTCTACCCCTAACTCTCCGGTTCTAACAGTATTTTCTATATCCGGGGCTTTAGGGTTCCTCTTCTTAAAAGCAGCAGCTTGCTCAGGAGTGTTCTGTGTTCCCTTAAGCCTTACAAACGCATAGTTGTTCTGTATTACCTCATCAGGTCCAACAAGAAGGTTAACCCTGTGAGGGCTTCCGCCCATAACAGCACCACCAACTTCTGTTAGTTGGTGAACGTCACTTTTTATATACCAGTTGTTGAATGTATCTAACCATTTGTTCTGAATTTGTCTAGTGGCAGCTACCTCTTCGTTGTAACTACGGCTTCCTGTTCGAAACTTTCTGGTATCGGCAGCTAAGTCTGCGTCTATCTGTCCTCTTACCAAACCGTGCATACGCTCATGCACTTGCCTGTTACGCATTGAAAAAAGAACTTCATCTGCAACTGCAGCAACCTCACTAAGATCAGCGAAGTCCCGCACATGTTTTGTGGCAGCAAATTCATTGACTAACTCATCAGACAAACCTTTTGAGCGAGAGCCAGCATTATTTCGTGACGCACTTTTCATCACTTCAAAAACATGCTGGTTTCCTACGTCCAGCATTAGTTCATCGGTGTTAAAGAAAAACGCGGAATTGATTTCGTCGTCAATAAGGTTGTAGGTATCTGCGTCTAGCTGCTCTACTTTGAGTAAGGCTTGCTGGCTCTCAAGAGCTTGTACCTGTAAACGAGTTGCCCTCAAAGCAGATGTTCGGGCAAGCTGATCGTCTAGACTCAGCCTGTCCCAAGTCCCTATCTTTTTTGACGTATCTATCTCATCAGCTACGGTTCTTGCTGTTGCCTTTATTGACGCTGCAGTAATCATGGTTTGATGAAGTTCGCCTGAATAATCAGGATCTGCCCTCATTACCTCTCGCAAGTGATCTCTTGTGGTAGCTTCGGTCAGCGCATATTCCCTGTCTAGTACAGCCTGTGCCTCGCCTAGTTCAGATTCAATTCCGAAATGATGCCTTCTCCCGTAAGCGGTTCTAAATCTCCAGTTATTTACTTCATCTGTGTAAGCCTCTAGGAAGTTCTTATAAAGCCTCCTAGATGCGTTTTCCCCAAACGTAGCTTCGAGTCCTTTGAAGGAATTTTTCGACGATGTTAATTTGCTTACCGCACTATTAAAATCCGAAAGTAAAGCTTTCGCTTCGGGGTTTGGGTTCCAGTCCCTGTGCAGGATATGCTTGCTAGTATCAGGGTGACTTATATAGCTGTTTTTACGGTTGTATTCGAGAAGCGCACTCTTGTTTAGCTTAACCCATTCATCATCAGCAAAGACGGTTTCAAAGTACCGTAGTCCTACAGGGTCAGAAGACCCAAACCCTTCCAGTGACATAGTTTTTGATTCTGGCACAAGGGAGTAAAAAGCTTGAACTCTTGCTGATGTAGAAGATTCGTAACCGCCCCCTATAAATCTATTAGCAGCATACGACCCACCAACAACATCCCAGTCATCTATATATTTTCCGGGTCCCAGAAGCCCGTGAAAGTGACTAGATAATATGTGATGGAAATCCTGTCCGTAGTCTTCAGATACGCCAGTATAGAAAACAATAGGCTCACCAGCCTCGTTCTTGAAAGCGCCTTCTTGAACTCTTCTTAGCAACTCAGGCGTTTCGTTAACAAGTTCAAGCCTCCCCCTAACTTCAGGGGTGACATCATGGATTGCTGCAACCTTAGTGTTTGGATTTCTTAACACATCTACTAATGCACGACGGAGTTCATCGACCCTTTTGAAATAATCGTCTTTAGATACCGCTCCTTCCATTACCTGCGTGTAAAGCTTTTCGTAAGATGGATGCGTAAAAATTTCCCGCGCCAACGGCAGGTAGCGCGCATTAGTTCCATCGAAGAAGTGAGGAACATCTGAGTCTACTAGATCCCCTATTATTTCATCTTGGTGTTCACGAAGTAATGTCCTTTTACCTCCTAGGAAGTAGTCAGCCATTGCCCTGATAGCAAGGGCTTCAGCGTTTGTTCGTTTGGCAAATTCCCTTGCTAGGTAGGTTAATTGCTGAGGGGCAATTTTCTTATCTACATAGATCTTCCCTTGAGCTATTTCCTCTATTACCGAACTGAAAGATTCTATTATTTTTTGATCGTGATAATTTCCTGCCCTAACTTCTGCGATACCGTGTAAGGGGCGACTAGGTGTTGCTGCTCTAAGTAACTTAAGGGACTCATCTAGCCCAACACTTGTAGCTTGCCAGATAGCTGCCTCGTCATAGACCCCCATTGCTTCTTTTGTAACCTTTGAAGTCCTCTCACCCCTCGCTACATCAAGAGTATATTTTGCAAAAAGATCTGCCCCCGCTTCATGGAGCAGCTTCTGAAGATCCATGGCTATTAGCCTTTTATCAAACTCGCCCGAAGTTCGTAATGCCATGTACTCTGCTGCGGTTGCTTCGGGAGGTACTACCTTGTTCCAGCTCCAGAAGTTGTCATCCGTCATGATGGCTGCAATGTCATCGGCTGTCATATTGGTTAGTGCTTGTCTTTGGGCGGAGGTAAGAGCTTCACCTGTAAGCTCTGCCCTTACAAGAACTTGTGACTTAAGGGAATCGGCAAGCCTATCAACAGTCCCAAACTGACCACCCTTTCCGTTTGAAACTAACCTGAAAATATCTGAAAGTACGATATGAGCTAACTCATGTTGAACCGTTATGTATGAATCAGCATCATTTGTAAGGTTTGGATTTGTCTTGACAAACTCAACTAGGCTTGCAGACCTACGGAAAATAGAGTCCATAAGGGCTTCACCCATGCCTTCGGCAATATCTGCCTCACCATGGATAACTCTGGCTGCAAAATCCTGCCCTGTGTCTGGCGCTTCTCGAATCGCAGGAACGAGTCCTTGAATATATTCAGCCTCGTCAATTCCAAAGGAATCAGCTAAGGCTTTTATTATCGGTCTGGAAATTTTAGAAGCTTGATCTACCTGTTCAGGTGAAAGGTTAAGTATTTCTCCAGAAGCCCTGAAGTAACTATCCGTATCTGTAACCTTGTAAGTCTTGGTAACACCATCGCCTTCATGGATAACTGTTATCGGAACTTCTTGACGTTTCCAGCTCTGTACTGTTTCAGCCTGACCTTCGACGCGAATTTGTTTTTCGGTCCGTACCCAAATCCTGCTCCCTGCTGGTGGTGGAGTCCCCCCTGCATCACGCGCTGCATAATCAAGGCTTTGCTCAGGCGTAAAGTTCGCAGTAACCTTTCGCTCGTTAGCATCAAGGGCTACAGATGGAGGTGCTTGTCCTGCGTTATCAATTACGTAGGATAACTGTGCTGGCTTCCTAAGATCTTGACTACCAAACTTTTTATGGATTGCCCTGTAAGAACCCCTGATAATCTTAAACGGAAGTGTAATATCTTCGGTCATCCATCTAAGACTTCTGGCAGCACTTACCCCACCAAAACCAAAACCTACCCACTCACCAGCGGTTGCTCCAGCCTTTTCTAACGTTTCATTCCCAAGGGCTGCTCCGGGCAATGCTCCCATCGCCTGTGCGGTTGCGATCGGAATGAACTCTTCGTTCATTGGGTTAGCTATAATCCCGGCAAAAGCTCGTCCCCTTCTTGGACCAGAAGTCTTTTGAAGGTGTCGTTGTTGAAGCCCTGTTACCTGAGTCTTCTGACCAGCTATTTCTATGGGGGATAGTAGGCTAGTTAACTGATTGTCATAGCGGTTTATCCGCTCATTGGTAGGCATCAGCAAGGGGAATGGCGCGCTGGTATGTCCATTCGTCGTAAGTGCTTGCTGGTAATAAAGCTCTTCAGCCTGTTCAAGCTCAGATGATCCAAGAGGATGCTCGTCTTGCCTACTCATGTACGGAAGAACCTCTTCCATATACAGAGCTTTATCCCTTGCTATAAATTCTCTGCCAGATTCTTTATTGGGATCAAATTCTTCCTTAGCTGACGAGACTCCTATAAAAGCCGGAGTGTCGTCAAGTTCTCTGCTCTGCCTTATCCGATCATCATATTCTGTTTGCTTTTGGTTTCTGAGGTTTTCAACAGATTGCGCTGTCGTGTCTACCCTCATCGGCATCATCCCTCGCACCTGCAAACCTGACGTACCTTCTCTCTCTATTTTCTTTCTGTCTGTCTTAAACGCCTCGTATTCAGGCGACTCCTGAAAAGGAGCATAGTTAGGATCGGGCTGATATACGCGAGGAGCTGGAGGAGCATAAGTTGCTGCCCTGTTATTCCTACTAGCCATGAAGTTTCTAAATGAGGAAACCATTAGTGGTAAAGGAACCTAGTCCTTGGGCTAAATCGCCCCTGATTACTGTATTGTCTACCCATCTGAGCGAACCGTTCCGTGAATGGAAGATCTTTTAGATAGTCAGAAAACGAAGCGTCAGGTGCGCCACCGCCAAGAACCTGCTCCCCAAGCTTGCCGTAAAAACCCTGCAACGCTTGGTTGTATATATCCGAAGCCTGTCTTTGTCTCGATGGAGTATCGAGAAGACCTTTTTGACCTAGCGTTCCAAAGAAAGCAGCCCTTGGCTCTTCTTCGAGAAAGCCAGCAAACGTAGGATTGATTGCCACTTCTTTCTCCTAGAGTCCAAATTGTTGTTGTACAAATCTTGCGAAGTTGGGATCTCCCCCACCAGTCATCGCCTGTGTTTGAAAGTCAGCCCAAAGTTCATCTTGAGATGGTAAACCTCTACGCATTTGCTGCAATATCAAAGGAGAGAACCGTTGTGCCTGTGTACCATAAGCAAGCCCAAGAACATCTTCGATGTTGGCTCTGCCTCCCTCTTGAGTTATGTCAGGTCTTGTTAGCCCCTCAAAGTATGCTCGCTGGGAAGGGTCCATTCCTGCTAGATCAGCCCGACCTGTCCCTGCTAACTGCTCTAGTCCGGTACCTAGCATTGTGCCTAGTTGCGCTCTGGGAGATCCGCCTGAGAATAGGTTCTGGACAAAGCCTTGAAAATCTTGTCCTTCACTTCCACCCATTCCTCCGAGAACTGAGTAAGCAGTTTGTGCAGGATTCATAAAACGCTCTAGGTAATTTTTCGCAAGATAGTTTTGAGGTACTCCACCTAACCCTGCAGTCATCCCTTGCCGGAAACTGGCGAGAGGGGACTGCATCTCCAATAACATTCTTCTGTCATCTGGGGACATTGAGTCTACTGCTCTTGCGTTTAGGTCGAACCCCTCAAACCCATACATTGAATAGTCCGACGGTCCCTTACCCTTACCTTTTGAAGCGTCAAAACCTGCGCCCTTCCCCATGTCGATGGCGTTAGACCATTTACCTTCCAGATTTGTTATTTGGTCGGTGTATGTCTTGACCGTATTTTCCATTCGCTTGTTAAACGAGTTCTGCTGCTCCTCCAATCGCTTCTGGTGAAACTTTTCAGCTTCATCCATTACCCGTTTATGCTCTTTGTCTTGCTGACTGAAAAGCGCTTCCCAATCCGTAGCGTCGGCTTTGGGTGGTTTACCTCCGCCACCACCGGAAGGATCGCCTCCGCCACCTTTAGGCGATGATCCAGCACCACTATCTTCGTTGGGGATCTCCACCACCTCAACGTGCTCGTCTTCTTCTTCTACCTTAGGCGTTACATCTTGGATCGTGCCAAGCCTAGCGGAAGGATCTAACCGTCCCATAGCCTTCCTTCTAGCTATCGTTGGACTATCTGCCTCTATCTCAAGAAAATCTTCTCCTGCGTCGTCTGTAAAATAAATTCTGTAAAGCATGGTTATACGCCGTTATATGTCCCCGGTCCGCCGGGAGTACCCGGAGGTGCTTGAGCAGGATCACCAGCCCTAGTGAATCCTTGCATTTGTGAAGAAAGAATATCATTAGATATTCCCGGAGGGCTACCCTGCCCGCCACCTTGTCCTCCGGCTTCAGGGGGCGGAACTCCGCCTCCCATCATCATTGCCTGTACTTGAGCTTGCATCTGCTGGAACTGCATATCCTGAGATTGTTCCTGCTGATTTTCCTGCTTGAGTGTCTTCCTTAGAAGGTCAATATAGATAAGGGCTTTTTCCTGTTCCCCTGTTTGCATCAAGCCTTCTATCAGGGTTATCAACAGGGCTTTCGGCTCTGTCGTGTGAGCCTGTTGTGCGCTGATTGCGTTCTTGAACTGGTCAACATCCGAAATCTGCAGGACGTTTTCCCATATCCATTCGTCAGGTGCAAGTGGTCGCTCTCCCTCTCGCATCATCTGTGCCATTGTTATTAACTGTGGTTCGTCCTGTGGCATCCTGACACCGAACTTAACTTCAATGGCTCCAGCACCCTCAACATCTGCAGGGTTAATTTCCTCATGGAAGTAACTTGATACGTCATTGTGGCGACCCGTTACATCCATCGCTTTGAATCCACCAAGCTGGTACTGCATCGAGATAAGTTCAGTTATCTGCTTGTAGCAGGAAGACATAGCCTGAACCCTTGGGGCTATCTGGTGGGCAGAGCCTTCCTGAAGAACCTTTGCTGCAAATCCTGAGATCGCAAAGGGAAGTTCGCCATAGCTTACGTTAGATAAGCCACCACGCTGAAGCTCGCCGGATATTTGTCCGACAAATGCAGGGGTGTCAATCGGCATCGTCACTTCGTCGAGAAGTTGGATTTCTGTTCCAGCGGGGAGTGGGACTTCTGATCCGTCCTGCCAAGGGTCAGATTCAAGAGTTGTTGTTCCGTCAGGAGAAATAATCTTGTACGGTCGCCTGACCGCTCGCCTAACAAGTGTCTTGTAGGCACTCATTGCGAAGTTTAGGTCTTCATAAATCTGGCGGTTAGATGAAAATATAGACTCGCCAAAGTCTTTTGCGGTGTCATCACTTGATGTCTCGCCCTGAATCCAAGGAGCTGGACCCACAGCTCCAAGGAAAACAGGGGCAAATGGAGTGTTATTAATATCCCTGATGTTGTGCTTGGTTAGCCTTTTACCCCATTCGTAATGGTCTTTGTCTTTGGTAACTATTATCCCGTGTTCTTCTCGTGAGTAATAGTCCCACACATCTACCCCCGCAAGCTCTCCCTCTTTTTCTACCGCTGGCTCAACGTCTAGTTTGAACTGTGACTTGACTGCAAGGGGAGATCTTCGCGTTTTATGCGCCAGCCATACAACCCCATCGTCATCCATTTCGTAGATACAGTGAAGTGGGTCGAAGGGCGTAATGTCTACGTAAGTACTTCCGTCCTCCCGCTTGTTTAAAAGCGCCCGCCCTGCATACCAACCTCTAAGTACAGCATGAAAAGCAAGTTGTTCGCGAACAGTTGGCTGCCCTATACGCTGCATCCGTTCATCAGCTAGGTTCAATGAACCTATTGCAAGTTTTTCTTTCTTAGTACCGGGGGTTCGGTCAGCAACAGCAGCGCTCATGTTTACCCGAATGGACATACTGGCACTAGTTAGGTAGGAAATAATCTTATCGGCTAGGATTCTGGGGGCATTTGACGTATAGCTCTGGTATCCGGCTCCAGCTTCGTAGTTATTTAGCCGATATAAGCCGTAATCATTTTCCATTCTGGCGCGTCTGGTAATAAATCCGGGGGACTCCCAAACATCCTCTAGGGTTTTTGCCAGATCGTCTATCTTTGCCACATTACCACCTGTTTACTGCGATTATTTTCCCCTGACCCGTGGTTCTGGCATAGCCAAAATTCACAACCAGTCCGTAGGTTATAGCTTTTACTCCGTGATTGAAAGCGTCCCTTGGGGTTTTTCCCACAACGTTACCCTCACGGTCTGTTCGCCAAGTATATACGTGCATTTGTTCATCAAATGGGTTGGCGCAGCCACCCAATTCGGACAAAACACCCTTGCATTTAGGGTTAAAGACTACGTTTGGCTGGTGAGTGACAGGGTTTTCCTTGAGGTAGGTATTAAACCTTTCGATACCATCCATTATTCCAACGCTCTGGGACTGCATATAAAGTCCGGCTTGCTGCAGCCACGTATCTACTGGTCTGGATTCACCAAAATTATGGGCTGCTATGTCGATAACACCGTGGGAAACATCCTGCCACCAAGGTCTGTTCTGGCATATGTCGATAATTTCCTCAGTAACCTTAAGTCTTTCGTAGATTTCGTCTATTACCCGTACCTGACCATCAATTATCTGTACTGCCTCAACAGCATAAGCGGACTTTGTAACCTGAGAGTACCCCGGATCAATCCACAAATGTATTGGTTCGCCGGGAATGTAGGTAATATCGTCAGAAACGTGGTGTGCAATGTCAAACATATCGTGGACAAGACCCTTTGGAGGTGCTGGCTTACCCGCAATTCGCTCATTGAACCAGTTTTCGGAGTGTAACCTCTCAAGGGATAGGATTTCATCGTCCTGTCTGCCATCAGGATAAACAACCCTGTTTGTCCAAGACGGTAGTGAAAAGGAAACAGCGTCATCATCGGGGTTATAGAACTTCCACGCCTCCCATTGGGACGGATACCAGCCTAAGGACATTTCGAAAGTACCCTCTAAGAATAGATACCCGCGCTTTTCTGCGATACGCCCACGTAAACGCAGGAAACTGTCATAGTCAATCTGGGATGCTTCGCAAGTAACCACCATTCTAGGGGCTTCCATTGCAAGGCTCCGGTAATCGTTGGCGGATTTTGTCTTTATCTTAAAAAGTCCGGGGTTATTAGCTGTCCCACAGATGGCTTCCATCTCTCCGGGGTCGATACGTTTGGTCTGCTTGTACAGGAACCCTAGCTTTCCGAGCATATCGGTTAAGTAGTTCCACTCTGCCCGGTTACGCTCATAGTCAGCAGCTACAAGCCACACAATATCTCCGTCTTCAAATTCATCAAGGTGGGTAATGATGGAAAGCGCTCCCATAAAGCTCTTTCCCGCACGCTCCCCGCCCGCAACAAGCTTGATTCTGGCTGGATGGTCAAGGATCTCGTCCTGTTCGGACCACGTAGTTACGCCGATCGTTTCTAAAAGGGCTTTCCGATCTTCGGGCAATAACAAAACATACCTCCTGAATAACACAGACCCCAATGCAGGAGGCTTCAAGCACCGGGGTCTGCTTGTCAGTAAAGACTCCCGCATTACACCTTGCGGTTGAGACTGATTGTAAACCCTAACGAGGTAGTTTTAAGGAGGAACACCCCGGATGTAACAATCCTGACGTATAGAAAATAACATGTTATTGGACCGAAAGGAGGGAAGGAAGGGGGGATTATAGGGGGGTTAGATAGGAGGATTAAACTAACAACCCTCTTAAGGGGTTGTTAGTTAACCAACAACAGGTAGTTAACTAGTAACAAGTAACTAGTGCGATTAAGGGGAAAAACAATCTGTCAAGGGGGTGTCTCTACCCTACATACACCAACTTACAACACCATACCCCCCCATCAACACACTACCATCACCACACCAATACACACACCTCCTACCACCACATCACCCATCATCACCCACCTACAACCACAACCACTACTACCATAACTACCACCACCACTAACACTACAAAATTACTTACCGGCATCACCGGGGTTGCCCTTTAGTCCCCTTGGGACTAACCCTAGTTACTGCAGTAACTACAACTGTTAGCCCCAGCTAACAGCTAGTTGCTAGTCTTGGGACTAGAAATACCAGAAAATCCGAACTACCGGCAACTAGTCTGGCTCTCCGTGTCATCCTTGCGCGTCAAGAGAGGGGCAGAAAATGGCAATTTCTCCCTGATTTCCATCGTGGTTTTCGTACTGGACAATCCTGCGCTACCTGCGTCTACGCAGCCGCAGAACTGCGTGGAGCTTCGCTCGGCGGGCGGTTCGTGATTTTTTCGATTTTCCAACAACTGTTAGTAACTAGTTACTATATGTTTTGGCAATTCTTTTTCTTTGCTTTAGTTTCTTTTTCTTTCCCCTCCCTTCTTGATTGTACTCCCTGAGGCAGGGAGTGGCTGAATAGACGAGGCAAAAATGACCTCACCAACAATCTAGGAGTCAACGATGATTAGCACAGCTAACCTCTCAGCCAACGAGCAACTTGCTCTGAACCCCGGTTCAGATATAACCAAATACCGTAAGGTATTTGCCAACCCAGAACGTAGTGGCAAAGCTGACCTTCGGAAGGTCAAAGTAGCACTAGTTGCCGTAGCAGCGAAGTGGGAACTTGCAGGGCAAGTTGTCAACATGACTTGTAAAGTCATGAGACGACATCTCA